TCATAAAGTGCCATCAACCCTTCACCAACACCATTATTTTCAACAGAAAAATAAACAAATGAACCTTTACTTTCAATATATTTTATTAGATTTTTCAATACAGTATAAAGTTGACTTGTAGACATTGTATTTGAACGATACTCAGCTACTTGTACCAATGAAGGAAATTCATATGCATGTATAACACTAAAATCATCACCCGTTCCTGTTGCTGGATCAACACCAATAAGATAGTTTTTTCTAGGTAATATCTTTTCCCAAAATGTAATATCTTTTATTTTATGCACTGGATGAATATTTTTCATTTCGCGCGTTATTCTTTCTAATACTAATGGATCAATAAGCAATGCATCAGAAGATAAAAATTTAGTTTCATATTCTTGAAGCCATTTACGAACCCCAAGCTTACCAGTCATTCTATTCTTGAATTTTTCATTTCTTCCTGGCGGATCATCCCATTTGACATGCATATAATCAAATCCATTTAGACCAACCTGTGCACCTCGCCATAGTTCTGCAAATAAATTTACATCACCATTAGGTGTTGAGGTAATAATGCATCGTCCTCCTTCTGATAGAGTAGGTGCAATAGATGTCCAGAATTCATCTTGTATTTCTGGTGGTACAAATGCAAACTCATCAAGATACAAAAGTGAAATAGAAAAACTTCGTCCGGCTGTTGATGATGTTGCAGTTGATACAATACGAGATTTATTATCAAATGAAATTTCATGCATATTATATCCATCATCAAGAACACCTGCCTTTAGCCATGTAGGCAAATTTTCATATTGATATTTTATGCGTTTTACCAATTCTATTGCATTACTATCTTTATTTGATGCAATAAGAATTGTTTTATCCATATTAAACATTGCATACCAAAGCAAATATGCAGATACAGTTGTGGTATTATGAGATACTATATCATTTGTATAAAAAACATGCTCATCATCTTCTAATTCTAAATCAAACATATTTTCTTCAAAACCAAGATTCTCTTTAGAAACTATTTGCTCATACCCATCTATCGTTTGTATCTTTTCTCCTATTATTAAATCTTTTGCATATAACTGATCACCTGACTCAGAAATTAAAATATGATTGTCTGCACATCTAATAGATTTATTTTCTGTCTTTATTTCCCATACTTCATATGGAACAGTTTTTAATGAATGCTTTATTTTTGAATATCCTGTCGGCGTCTTAACATAATAAGAATTCGGATTTGATTTTTCAATAAACTTCAACTCATTATCACAATAAATTTGGCAATAAGAAGCATTCAATTTGTCATGCAAATCACCTATTGAAATCGTTTGCTTACTCAAACACCAATCTACTATCTTTTGTTTTATTTTTGATAAATTCATTTTAATTTTTTATTAGTTATTATATGAAGTCTATTTTCGTACACTCATCACACTTTACCAAATGTATCATAGTATATCCTCCTATCCATAATAAACAAAATAAATTTTTTTATTTTATTCATTATACCATGATTGGATATTTTTTCTAATTTAATATTTGTTGTTTTTATGCAGCACTTACCCGTCTGGCGCGCACTTAACACTATAGAATCCTCGGGTGAAGCATATAGTTCTATCAAATCTTTTTGATAGTCATAGAGTTTAAAATTAACAGCACCACGGGATGGATGTTGAATACGGACATATGTCTCAATAAAATAGATAGGATCATTGAGACATTTTTTTAATTCTTGAATTTCTTGAGCAGTATAATCATGTTGATATTCCTGCTTTCTTACTCTTGTATTTTTGCTTCTGGCTGCCATGATACTTTTATTTATAAAAATAAATGCATCATGATATTTTTATATAAACAGAAGAGAATTCACTTTCGGAACCAGCATATTTTAGAATGTCCATTAGAAATTTATTTTGTTGTTTTTCACTTCCTTTAGATACATTATATGCTAATTCAATGGCTTGTCTTTTAGAAACAAAAAATCCGGCGGGATAATCTTTTGCTTTATCTATTTTCTTTTTCAAACTTTCTTGAGCGGCTGCTTTTACTGCGGGATTAACAATAACTGCGAGTTCTATAATTTTATTAATAAATCCTTCTCTGCTTTCGCGCCATTGTCTAAGTAATTCTCCTTTTGGTGTTACTTCTTTTAATCCATTAGAACTTAAATATTTATTAAGAATAGGAAGACCTACTTTACCATGAGCTGCTGATTTGCCTTGTATCTCGCCCTGAATATCAACTGGTGCTGTTTGAAATGAACGAAATTCTATTTCACCGCTATCGGCTTCATTAATAAATTCTAAGATATTATTATAATCTCCTAAAAAGCTCATTTGAGATTCAAAAGTAATATGAGACTTTGCGCTATTGAATAAGAAATTTGTTTTACCTGTTAATATATCTTTAACGGATTTTTGAAGAATAGAACTTGGTGCTCCTGCATAATTCAATTTCTTAGCGGTTGCTTTACTAGGTGTTGCTTTCAATGAAATACCGAATGCTTTTCCTTGATCAAACATTTCATGTGTCCATTTATTCAAATCATCAAAGCTTTTCAAACCTTTTGGTGCTGTTAGACTATCAGAAACAGCCCAAATATCAGATGGATTCCATTTATCATATCCAGTAAAAAAACCTCCTATGCTTTTATTTGCGGCTGAGTAATTTGAATATAGCTTTTTAACCCAAGGAGATTGATGATGAAATATCATATTTTTAGCTTGAGGAAATGCATTAAAAAGAGCATTTGCTGAATTAACAAATGTATTCAACCATTGGGGATTTGATTGAATAAAATTCATTATTTGTTTAGGTGTAGCAGATGTTTTATATCTTCCTTTTGCTTTAATGAGTGATTGTATTGTAATATCTTCGGGAGTAATATTACCTCCCATTTGAGCTGCGAGTGCCATCACCATTGCTGTTCCTGGTTCAAAAAGATTTGTATTTGGTGCGCCACCTCTTTTTCCACCACCTCCACCACCAAAATATGATGCTTTCTTTAATGCAGATAATGTATATCCATTTTGATATTTTTTCAAATCCATTGATGATAATTTTTGAACTTGTTCTTCTGGAATTTGAGGAAAGAAAATCATTTGTTTAGAATTTGCTTTAAAGAAATCCATTTTAGCAACTTGATCATCTAATTGATTTACTGATTTCATTAAAATTCGAATTGCATTTTGTGATCTTTGTTTATCAACTATAATAGGTTGTCCTTTTTCTAATTCGATTGGTTCATTTGAATTTATTCTTTTTAATAAAATACCATCTCTAAATTCACCGACACCACCGGCTCGTTTAGCCAATTCAGTAGATGACATTGCAACTTCATTAATCATTTGAAGATATTCTTGCAGTACTTTCATTGTTTTGTATCCTTCAATAATTTTAATAATTCTTCATGATTTCCAACAAATAAATTATTATTTGTAGTTTTATTAGTTTCTTTCATAACCAAATTATCTTTATGTCCTTTTAAATTTGCTTTTTCTTTTGCTGCATTTAATGCTGTATTAAGAAATTGATTAGAGACTTCACCGACTCGTGCTTTATATTTTCCTTCAACGAATTCTAATTCTTCAGATAAAGAACTATATGCATCTAATGCTTTCACATATACATTATTAAATTCTTCATCTAATGATTTATCTTTTTCATCATATGATTCTCCGACTATATTATCTTTTTCATCATATTCCATAACATTGCCTTGAGTAACATATGGTTCAACTTCAAATGTTTCTTCTAATGGTATTGCTTTCATATCTTAGTACCTCTCTGCATAAAATGCTGTTTGAAGTCCATTGCTTTCTTTTCTAACTTCCCATCCTTGCTTTTCCATCATCTTTAAAAATCTATTATACAGCTTTACTCTTGAACTTTCATATTCATCGGCGGTAAAGAAAACTTCTGATGCATTTGTTCTTTTAATTGCATCAAATAATATATTTTTAGCTGTTGCGAAAACTGCAATAGCATTTCCTTTATTTGTTATTCCGTATCCAGCATCACCTTCTGCAACATCTTGAAAATCAAAATGCCATCCGCTAATATCTTGTTCAAAAGCGGCATTAAATTTAACGCCATTCACTTCGAATGCATATTTTAATATATTACCAGATTCATCTATTAATTTAAAATTAGTGTTTGAATTAAAAAGTTCAAATAATTTCATAAATTTATTTCCTGTTTATTATATTTATCTAAAAATATCTTTTTCTGTAATAATTCTAAAATTCCATCCTCTATCTTTTGCATATTTTCTTGCTGCTTGCCATTTTGATAAATTGATTGCGTATGTAATATCTTCATACAATTTTTGTTTAGGATTTTTTCTTCTTGATTTGCGTGTTTGTTTTTGTGGTTTAACTTCTATAAGTTCTTGAAGTATTGTTCCATCTCTTTTTTTATATTGTATCCAATAATCGGGAAGATAGTAATGAACATTTCCATCGGTTGGTTTTATATAAGGGATGCGCATTGGTTCTGATGACCATTTCAAAATAGAGGGATTTGTATCAAAAAACTTATCACAAGTAAGTTCATAAGAGGAAAGATATCTTATAGCGTTTTTATTTCCAATATATTTTTCTGGATTGATAAGTTTATAATATCCTTGTCGCCAATTATTCATTAGAAAAGTTCTTGCATAATTTGACCTTCGCTTGGATTTGCTTCAGCAGCTCGTTGTGCTTCTTGTCTACTTCCATTAAGTTGTGAATCCCGAACTTCTGTTCCAAAAAAATCACCTATTCCTTCTGCTGCTTTTGCTAAACTATCTCCCAAGTTTTTGAATTGACCTAAAAGACCATCAGCGGTTGATGTTATAGATTGATTAGAATTACCTTCAGATTTACCATGAACATTAATATCTCCAGATTCGCCTTCTCCTAGACCAGTAGACACATTAAGAGCATCATATTTAAAAGTTATTTCAACTTCATTTCCATTAGAGCCATCTGACATATCAACGTCATCCAATACAAGGTTTTCTATTTTAGGATTATAAAATCGATACACATTTCTGAGCTGACCTTGTTTATAAATATGATATAAATTAATTTGTGCTAATATATTTTTTTCAGTAGGTGTATTTGTAGGTCCATATGATGCCGAATAATTATGAGTTGAAAATCCATATGCGCTAGCAGAATTTAATGAATCAAATCCCATTCCACTTTCGTCAAACATACCAGGAAAATTCATATTAGATATTGGAGAAACTGCTTTAAGATAAGCATTCCAAAAAATCATTGATTGATTTCTATTATCATCATAAAATCTCATTGTCATTGGTTGATATGTTACACGACGAGGAACAGAAGTTCTAAAATTATACATATTAATATCTTCATATTCAACATTAACATTTGGTCTTGTACTATTTTTTATAACAAAAGCTGCTTGTATATCTTTCATTTGTTGAGCATATGATGGTTTCCATTCTAGTTCAACTATAAAAAGATACTTATATTTTGGTGCATATGCAATCAATTCAGTAGCATAATTTGATGGTTCGGAACCTCCTGTGTTACCACCTGCTCCTGAACTTCCTCTATTTCCTATGCTATTAGAATTAAAAATTTGTGTAGCTGCATTTGATTTTGTTCTTGGATCGATTGCCATATTTTATTCTCAGTAATATAACTATTTATTTAAAATGCATAGAGATAAAAATGCATAAAAAGGGGCCCATAAAGAGCCCCCTTCACTTCCTTGTGAATTAAACGCTTAGCGTTCGATACTTCCCTTTAACCTATTCTACCTGCACCACCAGTTGCTACACCTGGGCCTTGGCCATATCCACCAAGATCTTGACGTGCATGGTCATAACGTATTTGAAGTGTAATTTGAACTGCTTCTGATGCTGCATAATCATGATTACCATACTCAGCACTATTAATAAAACATCCTTCAACTGTCCATTTTTCTACAACTCCTTCTCCTCCATCAAGAGCATCAAGATATGTAACAAATTTATAAAGCGAACCTTCACCAGCAGAAGTAAGCCATGGACCATCAGGACCAGTAAGCCACTGTTGCTTTTGAATTTGATCTTGAATAACTTGTGATGCTGTACCAGTAATATCATCTTCAAAAACGATAGTCATTGGTTCAAATGTATGCTTACCAGCAACAAATGCACGAGAATTATATCTATCTAATTGAACTTCTTCAAATGTTAAAACTGGTCTAGTTACATTAATAGCTTGCATTGAAAGAGGTTGGGAATCCGTTCCCCCACCAATATTAGCAAAAGTAACTCTCCATTTATGTTGTAATTTTGGGTGTAAAATACCCGTTCCTACACCAGGAATTCCTATATCATTAATAGTTGCCATCTTCTAAATACTCCTATTGAAATAATGTTTTTTCATTTTATAGTATTTATTAGTAAAGCTCTAAAAACATAAAAAAATCACTTATCATCTTTACTAATAGCATCTCTCGCTCTTAAAGACAACGTAGTATTTGATACTGTCCTTGCTTTTTCAAACTTGGCTTTATACTCTTCAAATGTGATTCCATGCTCTTTCATCAAATGCGTATTAGTTATAGAAAAATACCATTTCTCACACAATTGGCAACGAACTTTCCCCTTCCTAATTATACGAGGATCTTTTCTTTTATATGTGCTTTTACGCTTCTTCTTGCGCTTTCTACGCTTCGGTTTTTTAATATTAGTTTCTGTATCTTCTGTATCCATACCAATATTTATATTTCAAAATATCGGTATGCACTAATATTAAATTTCAGCACCAGTTGCAACTATACGAATTGGAATATATATAAATTCAGCTGCCTTTACTGGTTTCAATGCTACATCAATATACATTTCATTTCTATCTATTCTATCCGGAGTATTATTGCTCTCATCACAAACGCTGGCAAAATCGTATAAACCTCTCTTGACAATCAAATCACCTAAGAAATTATCAACAGTTGCTTTCAAATTATCTCTTGTCAATTTATCATTTGGCTCAAATACATAACTCAATGTATTTTTGCGTAATTGACGCTTAACATATTTGATAAGTCTAGAAACATTGATACGATCCATCGCACTTGCTGCTGGTGCAGATGTCTTTTGTCCCCATACAACAAATCCTTGACCAGGAAAAAATACATGAGGATTCAAATCACCCGATGCAGCATATTGATACATCGCATCTCGCTGACCCTGATTCAATAACACCTCTTCAAACTCAGTTGGAAATCCTAACTGACCAGAGACATAACCTAACCCAGAAATACCCGTAATAATCCCTCTGCGGAGCCCTGCCGGTGCAAACCATAAGAATGAGGCATTATCACTATATGCAAATGTGCGCAACGCAATACCCGAAGGAGCAACTACTACATCTTTACCATCAAGATTAGATGCAAGTCCCCAAGGATAATAATAAGCAACATGAACTGAACGTTGACGACCACTTGTAACAGCCCATCCAGTTGCTGGATTGGTGATTCCATCTGGAGTTCTATTAACAGGACAATCAGCAATAACAAATGCTTCTTCTTTTACATCAACACAAAGATTAAGCAATTCATCAACAACCTCTGGATAACCAGGACAAAGAATCAAATTGAATTCAAAGTTCTCGGAACGAACATCTGTATTAGAATTGATTGCCGCCTGAAGTGCCGTTACAATTGAAGCACGACGAGCATCATCATTATGACCAAGAGATGTTCCATGATAAAACTCCTCAGTATACTTAAAATCATCTGCTGCAGCAACTAAAATATCACCAGCTTCTTGCGGTGTAAATTCACCGGGAACAACAGAACCACCTGGATAATGAGGCAAAGAAGCAATATTATTAACTATATACATCAATCCATCATAAAAACATGTTGATTTCTGATCATATCCATTTGGGAAAACAGGTAATGGTTTATTATGTTGATCATCATACCACAAATCTTTAATACTTTTAAATGAATACATATCAAAAATATCTTGTGTTGCATTTTCTGCCATTGACATAACTTCACCAATATCAACTGTCTTTTTCCAAGTTAAATCTCGGGGATTCAATCCATTTTCTTCATTATAAATATTTATTTTCTCATTTGCTAAATTACTCATAAAAATTCTAGCTTCACTAAACTTTCTGTCCCAAAGTTCTCGCACATCATCTAAATCATCATTGAGATTCACATTTGCTCTGATAACATAACCTCTATTACCAATTCCTAGATATTGATTTAATGCAAATAACCCATATTCATTACGGGCATCTCCATGAAACTGAGCACCTGTTGCGGTGTCTTCAAGAAATGTTGGAATACCATATAAATTTGTACTCTGAGCCATTGATGTTACTGTTCTTACAACATTATATTCGTAAGTTCCTTCTGCTGGTGTTATACCATCAGGTCGCAACTTTTCTTCTTGTGTTGCAATAAATATTAATGGTACGGTTGGCGCTGCATGCGGTATGAAAAAGCTTTCATCTGTTACAGTTACTTCAACTCCTGGGGATACTAATATTGCCATCTTTTATTCTCCTAATAAATTCTTTTTCCTTTTATACTATTTATTAGAATGAGCATAAAAGATGTAAATTTTATAAAAAATTATGATGTTGGCTCATCTTTTAATCTCCTAATAAAATCAATTTCCTTTTCTTCTATTTATTAGAATTAGCATAAAAGATGTAAATTTTATAAATGATTATGATATTGGATCATATTTTAAATTAAAATAATAAAAATCATACCATTTATCAT